TAGTGAAGTAAACCTAGGCGATGTTAAAACAAGTTTTAAAAGACCTGCTGTAAAATTACAAAAGAAAAACAAAAAATTGCCTGATGTTTCACTTGAATTATTTAAAGAATATGAAGAGATAAACACACCTTATTATGAAGATAAAAAACAATCAAAGGGTGTGACTGGCACCATTGGTGGTAAATATGCAAGAATAAGAGGTCAATTAAAAAAAGATAACAAATCAGGTAAAATATCAAGACAACTCAGTGTTGAAGGTAATTTTGAGTTTGCTGAAGGTGGGTTGATAAGCACCTATTATAAGGATATACTGTAGCTATGAAAAAAGAACTAAAAAATCCAAAAAAAGCTGATTTAGATAAAGACGGTCAACTATCTGGTTACGAAAAAAAACGAGGTATGGCTGTTGAAGAAGCTATGGGTGTTAAAATGGGTTCTTTAATATTGGCATCAAATGGTGAGCTTGTTCCTTATAGAGAGTTTAAAAAAAGAAAATTAGAACAGGATTTTGAGAAAGGTAAAGAAAAATTTTTTAAAGATGCTGAAAAAGAAGTGTCAAACATTAAAGGCACAAAAAATGAAAAATATGAAAGAGCTAGTACAATACAGAAAGATAAAAAGGCTTTAAAAGGGCCAAAAGGTAGAGATATTCTTAAAAATGTTGACCCCAAAACATACGCTGATGAATTTAAACCAAAAAAACCTAGTAAACCTTCACTTACTTTACGAGCAGCTAGAGCATTACCAAAAGTAGGCATCCCTGGCGCAATTATTGGCCTAGGTCTTTTAGGCTACGAAGCTTATCAGGGATATAAGTCAGGTAAAAAATATTTGGAAGAGAAAAAAAATAAAAAAAGTATAGGTGGTTTGGCTGTAAAAGGATTTAAAAAGAAAACACCAATTTATTAGGATGAATTATGGCCACATCAGGAACAACTACATTTGATCTCGATATTGACGATATTGTTCAAGAAGCTTATGAAAGAACAGGAGCTCGCACAAACAGCGGGTATGACTTAAAATCTGCAAGAAGAAGTTTAAATATTCTTTTCAGCGAATGGGGAAACCGCGGAGTTCACTTATGGAAAGTAGAACTAAAAGAACAAGCACTGACAAACGGGACAGCGACTTACACAGCTCCAACGAATGCGAATGATATATTAGAGGCTTATATCAGCACGACAACTGGAACTACCTCTACAACAAATGATGTATCCTTAACAAAAATAAGTAGAAGTGAATACGCAGCTTTACCTAACAAAGGTTCTACAGGACAACCTTCACAATATTATGTTGATAGACAAACAACACCTACAATAACTTTGTATCAAACACCAGATGCATCAACATACACTTACATTAAATATTATTATTTAAAAAGAATTGAAGACGCAGGAGCTTACACAAATCAAGCAGATGTGGTATTTAGATTTATACCGTGCATGGTTGCGGGTTTAGCGTATTACTTATCAATGAAATACAATCCACAATTAGTGCAGCAAAATAAATTAATTTATGAGGATGAATTATCAAGAGCTTTAAACGAGGATGGACAAAGAACATCTGTATATATAACCCCACAAACGTATTTCCCACAAGGAGTATAATATGAAAAATATGCGATTTAGAAAAATGTCAAATGGTGGATATTTAACACCTCTTGAGGAAACGCAACCACAATTAGCATCAACTATTAAAAATTACAGACAACGTTTAACTGATGCTGAAAGAAAAACATTTGATAAAAGAGCTGACATACAATATAAAGCTACATTAAATATGCCTAAAGCAGAAAGAAGTGCTTATATTGCTTCTATTAACAAACAATTTGCAACACCCTCAGATAAACAATTTGAAGAGGTAAGAAGTGGTTTATCATCAAAAAAATTCACGCCTACTTATAGGTTTGCGACAGCTAAACAATCTGAATTACCCAAAACAGGGTTTTATAGAGATTATTCTGATGATATAAAAAAAATACAAGATGATATTGGTAAACTTACAATTACCGAATCAAGACAAAAAACAAGACCTAAGTATGAGTATGTTCAAAGTTCTAATAATTATGGTCCAGGACCGACTATTCGTAAACCAGTTCAAACTGTTTACAAATTACCAGAGGGTTCAAGAGAAGCACAGGGGCCTTATGGGTATAGATATTTTACAGACCCAGCTGGAAAAGGAGAATATAGATCAATAGGTCAAGAAAAATATACAGAAACAACTACACGTCCTCAAAGAGCAGGTGATGCTGATTATGATAAACAAATGAATACGATTAAACGTTTACAAAAAAGACAACAAGCAGCAGCATTTGCGCCTAATTATACTTCTCCATCATTGACTAGTGCTAATGTGTATCAACAATTAGGTATGGCAAAAGACGGTGGTTTAAAAGAAGATATAAAAAAAATTAAAAGTAAAAAATTTAGTAAGGGTGGTAAGGCTGCAATTAGAGGAACAAATTTTAAAGGTGTTTTTTAGATGGCTTATGCACGAGGTAAATATGCAAAAGCTATTTCAGATAGGTCTGGTATGGAGTTTCCATATCTTGAAATGGTCAAAGAGTGGAATGGTTCATTCGTACATAAATCTGAATACGAGGCAAAACACCCACAAATTAGACGAAAGCATATTAAAGCAGACGCAATAGCTCTAGCTAACGCTCGACCTCCACAGGATGAAGCCGCTTCAATTACTGTTGATTTGGATGCAAATAATTTTTCACCTGATCCAAATAGTCTGTTACCACCGCAAACACCAGATGAAATTAACAGAAAAAGAAATCTAAACACCTCTGTAGGAGAAGTTACAATTAGTGGAACAGATGTAGTGGTCACTTCTTATGCCGTCACTGTAACTACTCCAGGAGGGTATAATAAATACAATATTGATGGTGTTCAACAAGATACACTTAGTTTTACAAGGGGTTCTACATATAGATTTTCACAAACAGATAGTAGTAATGGAGGGCATCCACTAAGATTAAGCACAACCAGCAATGGAACTCATGCTAGTGGAAGTATATATTCGACAGGTGTAACAGTTGTTGGATCTCCAGGAACTGATGGATACACGCAAATTACAGTTGACGCAGGAGCACCAAGCACTTTGTATTATTTTTGTACAGTTCATTCAAATATGGGTGGGCAGATTAACATCACTGGATAATTTATGGCAATATCATATACAAATTTTTTAACACAAGTAAGAAACTACACAGAAGTAGATAGCAATGTATTAAGTGATACTTTATTAGATCAATTTATTAGAAATGTTGAATTAGATATTGCAGGCAAAGTAGATTACGATGATTTACGAAAGTACGCAACTACGTCAACAATTACTGCACAAAGGTTTTTAAGTATGCCCTCTGATTTAATTTATTTGCGTTCTGTGCAAATTATTAATTCAAATGTTAGAGATTTTCTTGAAAAAAGAGACACGAGTTTTATGTCAGAATATCAATCAAATCCTGTTGAATCTAAAACATTTACTGTAACAGTTGTAAGTGGTAATCCAATAGATCATCCATACTATAATGTAGGTTCAACTAACAAATATGGAATTGACGGCTCAACAGCAACCGCAAACGTAACCTTAAATTTGGCAGAGGGAGGAACTTATCGATTTGATCAATCAGATTCATCAAATGATGGCCATCCACTTAGATTTTCTACAACGCCAAATGGTACACATGGTGGTGGAACAGAGTATACAACAGGAGTTACAACCAATGGAGTACCTGGAACATCTGGGGCTTACACAGAAATTACAGTAGCAACAGATGCACCAACTTTGTATTATTATTGTACAAATCATTCAGCTATGGGTTGGACTGCTAATACACCATCAGGAACTACAGGAGCACCAAAATATTATGCAAATTGGGATGATCAAAATATTGTTTTGGCTCCAACACCAGATCAATCATACACAGTGCAGATAAATTATATTATCGATCCACCTCATTTTTCAGCAACAAACAATACATTTTTGTCCACATACCAAGATGCCATGCTTTTACACGGGGTTTTGACAGAGTGCTTTTCATATTTAAAAGGGCCTATGGATATG